GTTTACTGGTATGCGCTGGCTGGTTTGCACAAACGACAAAAGACCCCGCCTTCACCCGCTGCCCATGAAGGGAAGCCAATGAAGACGGGGTCTATGGATGGCGTTTGCTGCGATCGCTGACGTGGCCTATCTGGGCACGCTGCGCCACTTGTCAAAACTGCGCGCACCGGTGTAACCGAGGTAGCCGGCACCGAAGAGCCACCACAGGCTTTCTGGCACCGCGTTGAGCAGCTTGGACAGGTTTTCAGCGGCCTGAAAGACTTCAGCAGGCCACCAGATGCCGATGATGCTGCCAATCACCGAGAGCAAGATCACGCCGTAGATCACGTACAGGAAGGTCGGCCGAGCCCGGCTGGTCCAGGGGTCGTGGCTGTTAGCTTCCGCCAGAATGGCCGACAGACTCACCTGCATTTCCTGCAAGGCCTGCTGGCCCTCGGCCTGGAACAAGGCAAGTTTGGCCTGCTCGCGCTGGGCCGGATCGGGAATCAGGCGGTCGATCAGTTTGGCGCCGGCTTCGAATATGCCGGGGGCCAAGGTGGTGAAGATTGGGCTCATTGCGGGCCTCCGAACAGTTTGATTTTGACGATGGTGCCAGCGAGCAAGGCCAGCACGAGACCCGTGACCAGCATCTTGACCAGCGTGAGACCGGCGGTTTTCTTGGCTTCGTTGAAGGCGTCCAGCAAATTCCTGAGCTCGCGGATGTCGTTTGCGGCATCCGGTCCATCCAGACCGACATCGGACAAGGCGTGACGCGCCCCACGCTCGGCGGCGCGCTCCAGCAGGGTTTCGAATTCGTCATGGGGCATGACCACCATGCCATCCATCAGGTGGGGTTCGTTCATCTTCTTTCCTTTCAAATCTGGAGGGCACTGCTATCGGCGCTGTGCACTGCCGGATGCTCGGCCACGCAGGTGATTTCCACCTGCTCGCCACGCGGGCGCACCGCGATCACCCGGGCCAGCAGGCTCCATTGCTCGGCCACCCCAAAGGCGAAATGGGTGCGCTCGGCCGACAGGCCGGTTTCGATGGGGATGTCGGGCAGGTCTGCAAAGACCACTTGCTGCGCATCACTTCCCGGTGTTACTGCATGTGGGCCGCTGACCCCGCCATCGCGTCGGCGCAAGGCCATGACGTGTGGTGTGTGCGGCTGACCATCCGTGAATTGGATAGGCTCGGACAGCGTGGCGGTGTGGGTGTCGGCATCCCAGGCAACGATCTCGCCGCCCGCTCCCCAACTGGGCATGTCATGGGCAATGGCGATCAGATCGCCATAGGTGGGAATCAGCCCTTCGAGCTCGGTGCGCAAGGTGATGATGCGGCGGCGGTAGCGGTTGGCCGCCGCCAGATACAGCCCCTCGCGCACTGCATGGGCTTCGGTGGTGCAGCCGAAGAGACGCAGTTTGGCCGGATTGGTGCTGCTGGAGCCCGGAAGGCTCACCGTCACTTCATCGGGCTTCCAGGTGCGGCTGCTGAAGAACTCCACCGTCACCGCGTCCGCCGTCTCCTCACCCGGCATCACGTACTGGATCTTGAGGCTGTTCTTGACGATGTTGCGGGGGCTGAACAGCGCCACGGGCAAGAGCCGTGCCTCATCCCGCACGAGACGCACAATGCCGCCTTGCAGAAAGGGCACCGCCCGACCGCAGCGGGCAACCCGGGTCAGCGCCTCCCAGACCGTGACCTGCTGATCGAACACGCCATCGAACTGGTCACCCCGACTGGCCCAGACCTGATCCAGTTGCGCCAAGGCGGCCAGATCGATTCGGGCATCTGGTAACTTGGCCCCATAGCTGGCCCGTAGGATGTCGGCAAAGGCCCATGCGATCGAACGCGTGGGCGCGGCTGTGGACCAGCCAGAGTCTGCAGACCAGACAGGGAGTTTCCGGGTGACGATGCAGTTGATGAGCCGACTGGAGCGCTGCGACAGGTTGTCGGTGGCGCGCATGCGGATGGCGAGCAGCGTGACGTTGCCAGGGAAAGTGACGCCGCCGGCCAGATAGCCCCGGGCCTCGCCCCAGCGGACTTCATGTCCAGCGCGAGAACTGGCATCCTTGCCATCGAGCCGCGTGGCACGCACTTCGTATCGCCCTGCAGCAACGGGATAACGGTAGGTGCGCCGCTGTGGCGTGGTGGTGGCAGCGGTCAGGCTCTCACTGCCCAGCGTGAACCAGTCGTTCAGTGGATCGCCCTCGGCATCGATGGCCCGGGCTTCGACCTTCCAGCTGGCACTGCGGCTGTCCAGGCCCCCGGCGTCATTGGCGTAATACAGCCCGCGCGGTAACAGGATGTCGATGCCGATGTGCGTGACCTCACTGTCGGCCGGGTTGATGGCAAAGCCTCCGGTCCAGGTGCCAGCCAGCAATTCCTGCCCGGCGACCTCGGGGGCAGTCACCACATCCGGGTTGAAGAGCGTGACCGGACTGCCGGGTGGCACGATCTGGTAGGTCACTTCCTCGAACGAGGCAATCGGCGTGTCCTCGATGCGAATCTGCTCGATGTCGTATTCGCCCGAGCCGATGCAGTGTAGTTGATGCAGGAACTGTTCATTGCCCTGATATTCGCCATAGGGGGTTGCAGCCAAGTCCGGATAGACCAGATGACGGCCGTAGACCACCGGGATGGGTTGGGCGAGGCGCGCATAGTTGCCCTGGCCTTGCAGGCTATAGGTGGGCGATGGTTGCGCCAGGCCCCCGCCCGAGCCGGCAAAGGACGGCATATTGGGCGTGGGCAGCGGCACCAGCGCACTGACCAGAGCTGAGCCTGCCGTCATGATGATGGCCGAACCGACCGCTGTGGCCAGGTTGCCGCTGAATCCCAGGCTCGCGCCCAAGGGGCCGCCATAGACCGTGGCGACCACCATCACCGCGATCATCAGAACGGTGCGCAACGGGTTCTTGCCACCGCCGCCACCTCCCCCGCCCTGCGGCAGGGTGATGAAGATCACCACGCCATCGATGGGTGTGACCGCCCAATCGGCACGCAACACGGGCGCGCCGTTCTTGATGCAGACGGTGGGTTGGTCGAATTCGGCAATGCCCTGGGCAGCCAGCCACTGGCGTATGGTCTGGCTCGGGTGGGCCACCATCACTTCGCGCTGACTGGGCTGGAAGGGGTTGCGCAGCAGGACGACGGCACTTTGCTCGGCGTGAATCACAAACACTCCATGAATCGGTAGAAGCCCTCCACTCGCCAACCATGCAGCAGGATCTCGGGCCGCTTCTGGAAAACGACGCCCGCGTCTTTGACCGCGTGGAGCACACCACCGCCGTCGACCGCGAGCCACACGCCCACATGCACCGGGTGGCGGGATTGGCGCAGCAGCACGGCATCGCCCTCAATCGGGCTTGTGACGGTTTTCCAGCGCTGTCGCTCGGGATGGTCACGGAAGGTGGTCATCACGGTACGCAGGTCGTTGGCATTGACCGGGATTTCGGGCAGGTCTCGGCCGAAATGGTCACGCTGGATAGCAAGAAGCAGCCCCCAGCAGTCAAACGCATCCGGGCCACGCGCACCGGCGTGCCAGGGCCGACCGATGAGCTCGGCCGCCCAATGGGGTGTCGGGCTCATCGGGTCAAGCCCGGGAAGGTCTTGGCGGTGTAGCTGATGCCGGGGAAGGCCTTGTTGCCGACGTCCAGCATGCGCGCCCGCCCGGTCACCCGGAAGATGTCGGCTTCGACCTCCGTCAGCACCAGATGAATCGGAGGGTCCATTTGCGGCCCTTCCAGATCGGTCGAGAGATATGGCCGGTAAGTCACCTCGATCACCGACTGCGACTCGGCAGCTGCATCCAGGTGGCGCACAATCTCGCGCGAGACGTTGTCGAGCGTCACGGTGATTTCCGGCACCGGCATGGTGTCCACTGGCGGCAAATCCAGCTCAAAGCCCATGGCCACGAATTGCACGCGCTCGCCGGCTTGCAGCGGGGCTTGCGATTCCAGCCGAGCCCACAGATCACCGGTGTCGCGCACCACCCGAATAGCAACCAGCTGCCCTGTCTCATCGACAAAGGCCGGATGGCGCAACTCCAGGGTGTGCAGGATGATCTGCTCCGAAGGCGCACTTGCGTAAGCCTCCTTGATGGCTTCAGATAAAGCAGCGTTGGGCATCAGAGATCACCGCTCAGAGGATGATGGGGTAAGGCACGTAGCTGGTTTCGCTGTCGTCCTCGGGCAACTGTGCCTCGCCGGCATAACCACTGGCCAGCACCTGGCCATCGTCGAGCAGAAACACCAGGCCCTGCTCGGAACTCGAGCCGTAGGATGAGATGTCGACCACGCGGCGCTGTGCAATGCGCACCAGTTCCACACTGCTGCGGTTGGTGGCATCCCCCAGTCCCAGCGCCCCGTTGCCGTTGTAGCCCCAGGTGTAGGCGGTGCCGTTTTCCAGTAAGGCCGCACCGTAGTTGTAGGACCCGGTGCCACCGTGCACGGCCTTGACCACGGTATTGCCCACCGGCACTTGCACGAAGTTGCCGCTGTTGCTGCCGTTGGCGTTGCCCCAATAGGCGCCCGCGCCACAGGCCCACAGGGTCTTGTCGGTTTTTTTGAGGTAGGTGAGCGGTTGATCGTGGCTGCCAGCGTAGACATCGAGCACGTTGGTCGCCACCTGCACCGGGGTGAACTGGTTGGCCAGATTGCCATTGCCCAATTGCCCGAAGTCGTTGGTACCCCAGGCGTGCAAAGCGCCGGTGCTGTCCAGTGCGAAAGCATGAACATACGCCCCAAACACTTTGACGATGGTTTTACCGGCGAGGCTGCCGCCCGCGCGCGGCATGGCGACGTTGGCCTGATTGGTGGTGCCATCGCCCAGCTGGCCGTTGGCGTTGTAACCCCACGAGTACAGGGTGCCGTCATTCTTCACCGCGTAATAGGCGGTGTAGCGCTCGCGCCCGGCAGCGATCTGGGTAATACCTGAGAGCACCGGCAACTGCACGAAGTTGTTGCGCTGGGTCACATCACCCAAGCCCAGCTGGCCATGGGCGTTGTAGCCGCAGGCGTGCACCGTGCCGTCGCTGCACAGCACCAGGGTACTGTTGAATCCCTCGACGCCGCAGTTTTGCGCCAGCTGCACCACGGTTTTGCCAGCGATCGAGTTACTGGCATTGGCGCTCATGTTGTAGGGGACCGGCTGGTTGGCCGTGTTGCCGGTACCGAGCTGGCCATAGCCATTGAACCCCCAACCCCAGAGCTGACCGTTCTTGTCGATGCAGTAGCCGTTGGTGTCATGGCTGTAATAAAGCTTGTCTGCCCCCGGAAAGCCCGGCGGGAACGCCGTCCGTGCCGGGTAAGAGCGCGCGAATGTGGTGCCGTCCCCCAGCTTGAAGTTGACGTTGCGCCCCCAGGCGCGGATGCTGCCATCGGTCATGATCAGACCGAACTGGCGGTAACTGTTGGGTTGCGTGTTGCTGGCGTTTTCTGGCAACTTCAATGCCTTGGTGCCCGAGCGCACATCGGGTGTCGCCCAGACCGGCACACCCTGCGCGCCGATGGTGAGCACCTGCCCGGATTGACCTGCGGGCAAGGCGACCAGCTGGTTGCCATCGAAGTAGATGACCTCGCCCGGCAGATTCGAGACCCCTTGCGTGCCCTGGGCAAACAGATCCCAAGCTGAGGAATTAGCGTGCGGCGCCACGCCCGTGGTGGCGTCCGCGAGACACACAAAGCTGTCGCCGTGGTGGCCGACCACGTCCTGGCGGGCGTAGGTGGCGCTAGCGTCATACGCGCCGCGCCAGGTAAAGGCAATCTTGCCCAGAGAAACGGTTCCCATGAACAGTCCTTGAAGAGTGGAGATTGGCGGTGGTCGTGGTCGTCATCGCCCGTTTGTGCATAGCTGCCGTTGCCAGTGCTCATCACCTGACCATCGACCGTGAGGAAGTGGTAGGCGCCGTTGTGGTACTCGCCACCCTCGCCGCAGCCCATCGTCCCGGAGCGGGAGAAGTCGACGATGGGCCGGTCGATGAGCACGAAGCGCGAGGGGGCGTTGGACGTGTCGGCATACCCATGGCCGCACTGCCCCGTTGCCCCCATGCCCCAGCCCACCGCCTTGCCGTCAGATCGGAGCGCCATGGCAGACGACCCATAGCTGCTGCCGTACACCCGCAGCTTGGTGACTTGGGTCAAGAATTCGCCACCGATCGTGGCCCAAGTGATGCGGTCACTGCCGCCGCCAATGCTGTAGCCGTTGTACCCGGTGTGGCGCACCGTGCCGTCTTGCATGAGCGCGAGCGTCCTGCCATACCCGCCGGAGATGGCGTAGGCATCGGTCACGCCGTCGAGCACCTTGTACGGAAACAGCGCGTGACCGGTCCAGATATCGCCGGTGAAACCCGTACCCCAGCTGCCCCCGATTTGACCACTGTCATGCCCCCAGCGGTAGAGCGATCCGTCTTCGAGCACCACGCCGTAGGCGCGGTAGTACTGGGCGCCTGCCACCCAATGTCCGTCGGACTCGGAACAGAAGACTTTTTTGACGCGCTTCTCAGTGCCCCAGGGCATGAGCAGACGGTGGGTGGATTGGTCGCTGCCAAAGCCACAGGCATTCGCTTCACCGGCCACCCACAACTTGCCCTGGGTATCCACCAGGTAACTGGCGGCATGAAAGCCCCCAGACAGAAAGGCCTCGCGGATCGGGGTGTCGAGCGTGAACGGCACAAGCGTTGGCGTGGACACGTTGGTGCTGTGACCCAGCCCCAGGCTGCCGTAGCGGTTGTTGCCCCAGACATAGACGCGGCCGCCATCGTCCAGGCATGCGAACATCCGATAGCCGTACCAGTCGTGGCCGGTGAAGACGCGTTTGACCACCGCAGCGGCGGGCAACTGGCCGACGCCATTGACGCGGCGGGGCACCGGGTTAGCGGTGGCCGTGGGCGATCCCCAGTCGCTGTTGGCCCCGGCATGCCACAGGCCGCCGCTGGCGTCGATGAAGAAGGTCTCGTCCCACATACAGGTGATGGACGTGATACGCGGTGTGCCCGGGGGGAACGCGACCCGTGCCGGGAAGGTGCGACTGATGTCACCTGTGCTGCCCGTGCCCTGCTGGCCGGTGAGCGCACGGCCCCAGGCACGCACCGAACCGTCGTTCATGAGCGCGGCCATGAAGAAGTTGGCGCTGTGGTAGTCCGCCGCCGCCCGGTCGGTATTCATGAGGGCCGTGGCGACGGTGCCGTTGCGATCGGCCATGAAGCGAAACTCCACGCCATCAACGCCATTGGCATGCAGCACCATGCTGCCGATGCCGCCCACCGAGACGCCACCTGTCAGCAGATGGCCTTTGAGCACGGCGTCCTGCTGGCCCAGGGCAAAGGGCTGCGGCTGGCCATGGCGAATGACCCAGGCGCCGCCCTCCTTGAAGACCACGTCACCGTCGCGGTAGCTCAGATACGGTGAGTAGAGTCCGCGCCAGCGATAGCCGAGCGCCGAGATGTCCAGATTCATGGCTGTCCCTCCAGCATCATCACCAGGGCGTTGTCCTCAATGGCGAAGTGCACGCCCTCGGTGACGGTCCAGGCGTCGAACGCGTCGGCCTCGAAGGTTTGATCGCGCCCCTCGGTCATCAGCAACTCGGAGCCATCGGCGGACAGCGCAAAGCCGTAGAACCTGGGCGATGCCACCGTGGGCACGAGCTCGTAGCCGGACTCATCGGCCTTGACCTTCAGGAGCATGCCGCGCGCGCCAGTCAGCGCATCGGGCAGACCCACCGCGAGCAGCCGCGCGATGACTTGCTGCAGCACGGCTTCGGCGTCGACCAGGATCTGGTTGCCGCTGGACTGCACCTGATTCAGCACGGCGGTGGTGTCCGCCACGCCCTGGTCGGCCGTGGCTTGGGCTCGGTCGGCTTCGCTGGCAGCAAGTTCGGCCGAGGTGAGCGCGTCCTGGGCAGCGGCCTGGCTCTGGGCCAGGATACCGTCGGCGGCGAGGTTGATGCGGGCATCGGCGTCGGCCAGCAGCTTGGCGACGGTGGCGACATCGCCGCCCTCGGTGGTCACGGTTTGCAGCGCCGTGCCGTGCACGACGGTGCGCAGCAAGGTGCTGTCGGCCGTGACCTGCGCGACCGCCTGGTGCAGATCGGTTTGCAGACTCATAGAGGTGGTTCCGGAATCAGAATGAATGGATGAATCGGGGGCCGCTAGACCGGCCAGCGAGCAGGCAAGGTGCCGTGCACCAGTTGGTGCAGTTCGCTGCCCATAGCAAAGAGGTCGGCGGCGGAAAGCTCCAGCATCAGGTTGAGCGCGCCTTCATCGAGCGTGGGGCGCTCGCGGATTTCCAGCTCGCCCTTGACGTCCCAGCGTCTTGCCGGCCGCAGCTGGGCTTCGAACTGACGGGTGAAACGGGCTTCATGCGGCAGCAAGCCCAGACCGCCGAGCAACGTGATCTCGAACCACTGGCCCCCTTCGTCGGCGTGGTACTTGTACCAAGCCTCGAACAGGGCAAACTCGAACTCGGTGAAGAGCCAGCGCACGGTGATGCGCGTGGGCGTTTGCCGAAACCGGCGCCGTTGGCGCGCCGGGCCCGACTCCATGTCGGTGCGCAGCACGGCCTCTTGCGGCGTCAGGCCATAGCCCTCGACCGAGGGCAGCGGCAGCGTGGTGGGCCAGGTGATGTTCATCGGCGCTTCCTCTTCACATGGCCCCTCATCGCATCGCCCCTGCCGCCGGGTTCAGCCCGTAGCGGCGCTCCAGGGTCGGCGCCAAGCCGGAGCCTTGAGAGATGGAGCGAGCCATGCGCGCTTCCATCTGCTCGACGATCACATCGAGCCGCGTGCTGCCATCTGGCTGCTGTTGCTGCTCGACCCGGGTCTCCACCCCACTGGCGCGGTTGATCACATTCACTTCCACATTCACCTGGGGTTTGGCAGCCACCGCGCCGCCCAGAGCGCGCAGCTGACCGGGCGTGAAGACGGCCTCGCCCTGGCGGGCGATGATGGGCACTTCGCCCGACACCAGGCCACCGGTGTGGAAGCGTCGAGCACCGGCAAAGAGAGCGGGATCCACGTTGCGAGACGGCAGGCCATCGGCACCGAGCAGACCACCGCTGTGCGCAATGTTGGCGTTCACGCCCATGAGATCGCCAGAGCCCAGGGGCAGCGCGGCGCTGGCCGCCGGTGCGAACAGGCTCATCGCAAAGTTCGCCAGCGGCAAGGTGATCGCGCGCTGGATCTGGATGCGGATCAGGTCGCTGATGATGGAATTGGCGAGACTGTTGAAGTCCAGCTTACCCGTCATCACGAACTGGGTCAGCGCATCCTCCATGGATTTGAAGGCGCCCGTCACCGCGCGCTCGGCCTGCTTGGCCGCGTTGGTGGCGTCCTCGATGTAGGTGCGCAGCGCCGCCTTGGCTCCAAACTCGGTGCTGCGCTGGTACTCGGCGTTGGCCCGAAAGAGGTTCTCCACGATAGGCAACTGACGCGCCAGGGCATCGTTGATGGCCTCGATGGTCTGGGCCCTCAGGTCAGCGTCCTGGAGTTGACTGGCTTCCTTGCGTGCAGCGGTGGCGGCCTTTTCCAGCTCGGTGCGGGCTTGCAGGACGGCACGTTCGCTGGCGGAGAGATCCAGCATCTCGCGCTGCAGCTGCAGGGCCTCGATGCGCTGACGGTTGCCGCCGATCAGGCTTTCGGTGATCTTGCGGGCGGCCGCCTCTTCTTTCTCGTAGGCGTCAAAGGCCTTGTCGGATTCCTTCTGCCGCTCGATGGCTTCCAGCACCTGGATATAGCGCTCAGCCTGCGCCGCCACCCCCTGGTAGCCCTTGGCCTCGATCTGCAAGGCACGCGCACGCAGCTCGGCCGCTTCGCCTTCCTGGGTGCGCAAGAGCCGGGTGCGCAGCTGGTTGAGGAAGGCTTCGCCCTCATCGGGCTTGGCGGAAGCAGTCGGCCTGGCAAAGGCGCTGAAGTCCAGATTGGCCGGTGGCCGGGGCGCTCGGGGAACGGTCGGCAGGAAGCGGTCGTAGATGGCCTGAACTTCCCGGGCCTGCGCTTCGGTGTCGAGCACGAACCGCTGGCCCATGACGCGCACCGTGCGGCGTTATAGCCCGGGTTCTGGTTGATGTTGAATAGCCGGTCGTTGGCAGCGCGCACATAGTCGTCGCGCGCGGTTTGCAACTTGGCGATTTCGGCATCGATGTCCTGTGCATTGAACCCGTAGTTTTTGTAGAAGGTCAGCAGTTCGGTCCTGAACCAGGTCTCAATGTCCTTGCCCACCACCGACAGGCTGTCAAATGGCTGGGCGATCACGCGCTTCAAGAGCACCGCCGACTCGGCGATGAAGGCCAGGCCGGAAGCGACAGACTCCAGAAATGCCAGCGTGGCCTCCCGGTTGGACGTGATGCGCTGCAGCTCATTGCTAAAGCTGCCCGTCTCGGTCTGCGCCAGGATCACCTGCTCGGTGAAGTCGGCCAGCACCGGAATGACGGCCGCGCCGATCTGGCGCTGCACGCCTTCGAAGATGGCCGACAGGCGCGTGAGGTTGTCGTTGAAGACTTCCGACGCACGCGCCACGTCTTCGGACATCACCAGGCCCAGGCGCTGCGCTTCTTCCATTAGCGCGGTGATGCCCTCTCGCCCCTGGTTGAGTAAGGGGATCAGGTTGAGCCCCTCTCGGCCAAAGAGCTTGATGGCCAAGGCCGCCTTGTCTGCGCCGTCGGGCATATCGGCGAACTTCTCGGCCAGATCCAGCAAGACCTGCTCGGTTGGCCGGATCTGCCCATGGGCGTCGGTGGCCGCCACACCCAGAGCCTGCAAGGCCTTGCTGCCTTCGGCGCCCTCGAAGCGGCTGTCGAACAACGCGACAGACAGGCGCTGCAGCCCCTTGGTCAGTCCTTCAGTGCTGACGTCCGAGAGCTTAGCCGCATAGTCGAGCGCGGTGAGCGCTTCAACCGAGACACCGGTCTTTTGCGAGAGCTTGAAGAACTCATCACCGACCCGCGCCACCGGCATGACCAAGGCGGTGATGCCCACGCCCAAGGCGGCGATGCTGGCGCCGGCCATCAGACCGGCGGGGCCGAGTTTGCTCAGGACCGAGCCAAGCACGCCAAGCCGGTCGGTGGCGGCCTGCAATTGGAACTTGGCGTCGTTGGCGGCAGACGACAGCAGTTTCAGGCCACCAGACGCTGGTGTGGCCGCCGCCTCGATTTTCTTGAGCGAGCGCTCCCCCTTTTCACCAATTTCGGACAGCTCGGCTTTGACCTTGCCGCCGTCGACCACGGACAGGCGGATGGAGAGGTTGCGTTCGGCCATGGGAAGAAGAAATCCGATATCGGGTGAATCGTGGGTCTATGTGTCTTGTTGCAGGGTGCTCATCAGGCCCGCCTCGACCGCTGGAAACAGATCGATCGCGGTGGCCTTGTCCAACCCAGTGCACTCGCAGGCCAGCATCCAGGCGTTCAAATCCAGCCCAACCACGCGGCCCTGCGCCATGCGCAGCTGGCTGGCACAGATGTCAATCGCACTGGCGGCTTGCCAGCCTTCCAGGCTCTCGGGCGCGTTCATGGTGTACGGGCACTCGGGGCACGGTTCGGGGCAGGCCTGGCAATAGCTGGGCCCGCCACCGAAGTGCCATGCGGTGCGGGCCTTCAGGCGTTTTTTTCAGTGTCCAGCGCATAGAGGCCGGCGAGGTATTCGCGCTCGAAGGCATCGGCCAGGAGCCAGTACTCCATCAGCGCTGCCACACCCTCAGGCGTGACAGGAGCCGGTTTGCCCTTGTCGTCGGCCACACCTTCCCAGGCCAGCACGGCCAGCTTGGCCAGTTCGGTGATGAGCGTGGCGGTGCGCTCGCCGGCCGCAGCGGTATCGGTGCCGGCCACTTTGGAGGCGGCATGGCGCGCGGCCATGACTAGCGCGGTGGTAGCGGGACGCACCTGCAGGCGCACGCCAGCAGCCAGGGTGATCCAGTGCGGGTCACGCGGAAGATTGAGTTTGATCATGAGAAACCTCGGTCGAGTGATCAGTAGGAAGAGACGTCGTTCACCAGCTCGACGGTGAACATGCGCGCCACACTGGTGGCCTTGGCGGCTTGCCATTCGAAGGTGGCCTGGATGCCGCCGGGCCCGGAGATAGAGAGCTTGGGCTTGGGCAGATAGACCTCGTGGGCGATGAAGGTCAGCCGGTGATCGGCATCAATCGCGTAGCCAAAGGTCAATTCCAACGGGGTGTTGTTGGTGGCAGCATCGATCAGCGTGGTGTCGGCAAAGCGCACTTCGAGATTGCCGGTGAGGCTGGCCACCGTCGGATCCGCGCCGTCAATCTTGCCATCAGAACGGATAGTCTCGATACGCTCGAGGTTGTTGGCATAGGTCAGCTGCGCCGAAACCACATTGCCCAGCGCCTGGCCTTCTCGCAGGATTTGGCCTTGGAACTGGTTGAAGCGCTGCAATTCGCGAGTGGCCGGGGTGTCATCCAGCGTGGCGGTGCGCCGCATTTCGCCTTGGGCCACCAGACCCACCGTGGCATTCGCGGCTCCAGAGCGGGCAAAGCCCACCTGCAGGCTGTTGACCATGACGCCGGAGGCGACGAACCAGGCCGGGATGTCCGGCAGACCCGTTTCCAGGGTGAGGCTGGGCAGGCTCGGTTTGCCTGAAGCAAAGGTGTGGGTCACCACGCCCGTGCCCACCGAGGTGGGCTCGCCCAACAAGGCCTTGAGCCACAGGCCGATATGGCGCACGTCCAGCGGAACGACCATGTCGCCTTCGACCTTGATCACGTCGCGGATGGGTGCACTCGGGTCACGGCCCAGGCCGATCAGATCGTTGGCGATCAGCCCCTGTTCGGAGCCGAGTGAGGTGGAGACAAAGGGCAGCTGCCAGTAGCCATCTACCGGGGTGCTGCCATAGGTGGATTCGAACGCGGCCAAGAGGCTGGCGTTCGCGCCGTAGGCACGGGCCATACCCGGCACTGCTGTAGTGCAGGACCACGGGCAGCAGGCAGGCTTTGATGCCGCTCGTGCCTTCGGGGGCCAGTTCATCGAACTTCGGCTGACCGATTTCGACGTACTCGACGACACCGGCGAGCGTCAGGTCGGCTTCGATCAGGACAGCCAGTTCGACCAGCAGACCGTCCATGCGGGCATCCCGCACAGCGGCATCCGGATCGGCCACAAACAGCTCGATGGCCACCTGGTGCTGCCAGTGGTAAGTCAGTGGCGAGAGCGATACCTCGGGCTCGCCCATCTCGCCGTCGCGCAGGATCGCCATGGCGTGGTCCGCGATACGTTCGGGCAAGGCGGCGTTGCGTTTGACCATCGTGCCCAGTGACAACTGGCCGAGGACCGCGAACAAAGCACCGATAGCGTTCTCTCTTTGGCTCATGACGTTGCCCCTTTGCGGTCGGCTTCATCGAAGCGGTTGGCAATGCGCTGGGCCAGCGTGCTGATCCAGCGACGCGCGCTGCGGTCGATGTCAAATTTCTTCTTCAGGGTCACTTGGGGCACCAGCAGGAACATCGGCACCGTCACCAGCCCTCGGCCAGTGGTCTGGGCCTTTTGTGAGGCAGCGGAGAAGCCGCCGCGTTGGCCTTGGCGGGCACGCTGGTTTTCTGCGACGAGAAGGGATGGTTTGCCTCGGCGGTAGATGAAACGCAGGCGCTGGCCCCTGAGCTTTTCCCAAAGACCGGGGGTCATGCGTTTGCCGCGTGGGCCTTTGCCGGCAGCCGGCAGCGGGATGGCTAGCCAGAAGCCGTCTTTGGAGCGGATGGTGGTGCCCTGGTCATGCGCACCGACAATGACGGGCGCCCGGCTGTAGACCAGGCCTGCTGCCTTGATGCTCAGTTTGCCTTTGGGATAGAGCTCGCCGCGCCAGGTGTTGGCCAGGCGCTGGCCCAAGCCTGCACCGGTGATCTGGCTGCGCAGTTCGGTCTTGAGGCCATCGGTCGCCTCGCGGATGGAGTGCGTCACCGCCTGCTCGGCAATGCGCACCTCATCGGCCAGCATTTGACCCAGGTCACCCGAGAGTGCCGCTTGCAGTCTCATAACGGCGCTCCCGTGAGCGTCCAGATCAAGCGATCTCGATCAGCCAAGGGCTCACCCACCACCTGATAGGGCTGTCCAGCAACCGTGAAGCGCTCACCTTCACGCGGCGAGGCCACGTCACGGGCCATCACATCAAAGCGGTGGGTGGCCAGCGCCAACCGGGTGTCACCGAAGGACTCGACGACATCGGCCTGTTTGGCAATGAAGCGGGTGGCGATCTCACGACCATCGGCCAGCCGGTAGGTGCCGGGCACACCCAGCCGGGCGAACAGGCGCGAGACCGCCCGCTCAAAGGCGGCTTGCATCGGATCAGGCGGTCAGCTTGATCAGCACGCCCGGGCGGTGACACATGGGCAGCGGGTTGCTCTGGGTGTGCAGGTCGGTGCCACGGTCGAACTGGCGAGGAGCCTGCTTGGCGTACAGCGACTGGCCCAGCGTGTTGACCGTCTCGTTGAAGTCGGCCGGGGCAAAGTAGGTGCCAAAGGTGTCGACCGTACCCAGCGGGAAGGCATGAGCCTCGCCTGCTGCAATGAAGCGACGGGTGCCGAGATCCCCATTGGCCTGCAAATAGGCAGCTTGGCCCCGGTATTCCTCGAAGGTGACCCCGGCATAGGTGAAGCCCGAGCGCACGTCGTTGATCAGCACCGCGCCTTGCTGCCAGTTGGTGTAGGCGGTCTTGACCTCCTTGTGGGTGGTCAGTGCCCGGAAGAATTCCGGCGAGCACAGCACATGCACGCTGGTCATGAATTCACCCTGCAGGGCGTCTTCGATCTTGGTCAGCAAGTCGTAGCAGTGGCCCTTGACCTCGCTGTTGGCATTGGCCAGATCAAAGTTCACCGACTGCGGGGTGATCTGGAATTCAGTGAACAGGTTGCTGATGACGCTGCCATCGGCGTCCAGGATCTCACCCTTCAATGCACCCATGCGCAGGTGCTCGAGCGTGATGGCGTGCTTGTTGCGCATGGTCTCGAGGTGCCGAGCCAGCACGCCGGAGATGGCTTCCATTTCGGTCTCGGAGCCGAAGGCACGGATGCCCTGGACTTCCTCGGGCAGGACCACATCGTCGTGCGGGATGTGGGGGATGACAAAAGAGCGCAGCTTGCGCTTGCCACGCTCACCAACCGTGCCGGGCGAGCCCGGTGGCTTGGTGGGCAGCAGGTTCAGGCGACCAGCGTACTCCTCCACGATGATTTGGCGGGTGCGCACAGGCTTAGCCGGAAACAGGTTCAGGGCTTCCAGACGGCCGTAGCGGTTGGGGATGATGTTGATGGCAGCAGTCAAGCTGGCCATCGAGAAACCGGGATTCAGAAACGGGTTGTTCATTCGGGGCTCCAGAAATGACGAAACCCGCGCAAGCCAGAAGGCCAGGCGGGTTCGGGGGATGGAAGGACGGGCTGTAAGTGGCGAAGGTCAGGCGGATGTCAGGCGGATTCACGCACCAACACGCCGCGCTCGGCCAATTGCTGCTCGTAAGCCGTGCGCTGGGCACCGGTGAGGGAAATCGGCCAGACCAGCGCGGTCTTGGCCACGATGGCGTGGCGGGTGATCAGGATCGCATCGCCGCGGTCGGCATTGGTGGCATCGATGGCGTTGGCGAGCACCCCGATTGCGGACTCGGTACCGTCTGTGGCGGCCGGGTCGATGGCGTAGTGCTTGCCATCGCTGGCATTGCGGCCGAGTACCGTGCCCAAGGGCAGGTTCTGGCCAGCGGCGATGGTGGCGACGTCACGGTCGCCGAGGTTGTTTTGTTCGGTGATGGGGGTCATGGTTCAGTCCTTTCTGGAAGGGGTTCGTCAGGCTTGAGCCGTGAGCTTTTTGACGGCGGCCACGATCGGTGAGGCCTCCGGGCGGTCGAGGTTTTGGGTGCCGGCATCCACGGTGATGGTCGAGCGGATGTCATCGGCCTCAGACCGTGCCGCACGGGCATCTATCAGTACGCGCCGCACATCAGCCTCGGTCTTGCCGGCGGCGATGAACTCGGCCGCGCGGTCGGGGCAGCCGGCCAGCAGACAAACCTCGGCGATGGCCTGGGCAGCCTGGGTCACTTCGCGACGGGCTTCAGCGACCAGCACGACGGCTTCGTCGGTGCTGATGGTGTCGGCGGTCTCGATCACTTTCTCTTCTTCATTCATGGTCATTTCCTTCTTCAAGGGTGCCGCCTCAGCACGGATGACGCCCCGCACCTGAGACGGCGGATGGTTACGGGCGTTGAGATACGAGTGGAATTCGCTGAGGGTGGCCTCCAGGCATTCGTGCCGAAGAACAATCCGGCCTCGGTCGCTCGGACAGCGTCCAGATCCATGCCACGCACGGCGGCCACGTGATCGGTGAAGATGGAATACAGCCGATCCACTTCGCCTTGCAGCTCGTTTTTGGCGCTGTCTGACAGCGGCTCGTGCGGGGAGTAGTCGTTCTTGTGAGCACCTGCCGTGATGGCGGTGAACCGATAGCCATCCTTGGCGTCTTTCACCGACTGGTCGACATGCAGGGCGATGACGCCGATGGAGCCGACACCACCCGTTTCCGTCACGAACAGGCGCTGGGCGCTGGCGGCAATCGCATAGGCTGCTGAATACGCGGCATCGTTGGCCACCGCCCAGACGGGTTTGATGGTAGCCACCTCGCGCACACGCCGGGCCAGTTCGAAACTGCTCGAGGCTTCACCACCGGGTGAGTCGATGTCGAGCAAGATGCCGCTGACCTGCGGGTCTGCCAGCGCCGTATCCAGCATGGCACTGATCTCGCCGTAGGACGTCAGTCCCGAAGCGGCCTCCATGCCGAGCGAACGTTTGACCAGCGAGCCGTGGATCGGGATCACCGCAATGCCCTCGGGCGCTGTTGCTGCGGATGGCCGTTGGTAGACAGCCATGTCGATGGCTGGCATGGCATGGACATCGGCCATGCCGATGCGCTGGCCGACCACGGAGAGGATCACGTCCAGCTTGGGTCGGTGAATCAGCAAGGGCGTCCCGAACAGGCGGGAAGCAAGGTAAGTCATGTTTGGTGATCCTGGTTATTAGGTGGCGCGGCCTCCGGGTCACTGGTCTGCGGATCCGAGGGCTGCGCGTCTGGGGTTTCGGTGAGTGGCGCAGCGGCTACCTGGTCATGCCGGGCATCGGAGTCAAAGACCAAGCCCAGCGCATCGGCCCGGGCGTTGTCCGCTGCGATCTCGCGGTCCACGTCTTCGGCGTCATAGCCATTGCCGGAGATGGCCTCGGATCGGCTCATGAGGCCCGCTCGGATGGCCAACTTCATGGCGTTGAATTCCTTTTGCGGATCGACCCAGCTCCAGCCCTGCGGGATCCACTTGGCCGACTGATACTGCCGTTTGTCTTTGCGGTAACCGGGAAGATCCAGTGCACCTTCGAGCACCGCCTGATCCATCCAGGCGCGCCAGATCGGGCGACACAGCTGGTGCACGATCACACCGTGCTGCAGGGCTTCGCACCGACGCCTGAACTCCAGCAGACCCGCCCGGATCGAGGAGTAGTTCACCTGCGTCAGGTCTCCAGTGAGCATCTCGTAGGTGATGCCCATGGCAGCGGCCACCGCGCGGAACTGCTGGCGCATGAACTCGGCATACGACGATCCCACATCGGCAGGGGCCGAGAACTTGATGTCTTCGCCTGGCTCCAGGATCTGCAGCGTGCCGGGCTCCATGCCCGCGAGCGCCACCCCGTTGGCATCCGCTGCCGACTCGCCCATCAGGTTGTCTTCAGGGGCCATGCGGGTGATGAAGCCAGCGAACATGGCGGCGGTTTTCTTGCGGACCAGCTCCGCATCGTCGTACTGGTCCAGCTCGTTGAGCTTCACGAGCGCACGGGTCAGCCACGGCTCGCCCCGGATCTGGCCGGGACGAAGCGGACGGAACAGGTGGATCACTTCACTGGCATCCACCCGTACGGTGTCCATGCCACCGCCGCCGGCACTGCTGGACATCGGTGCCAGCAGTCCATCATTGGGATGCGAGCGGTACAGGTGGAAGGCCACCCGGCGACCCAGCCGGTCGAACTCAATGCCGGAGCGGATGACGTTGCCACCGGGTAGATCGCGGTTCATGGTGGTTGGCAGGTGCTCTGCTTCCAGCACCTGGATCTGGAGCGCCACCGGCAGGCCATCTTCGGTGCGGCGGTAACGCAATCGGATCAGCGCTTCACCGCCTTCGAGCATCGCGCGGGTGGCGAGTGCTTGGAGACCGTAGAAGTCGGTCAGTCCTGCCGCATCGGCCTGCTCGCACCAGTCCCACCAGAGGCTGTGGATGGCTTCGCGCGTGGCCTGGTCTTGCACCATGCTCTGCGGCTTGATGCCGGT